TCGTGCTTATCTGGAGCTCACAAGCGCTGAGCAGGTCGCTCTTGCCACAACTCAACTCCAGGAAAAGGCTGCCAAGAAGCTTGCTGAGTCCCAGGCGAGGGTAAATCTAGGCCTAAAGGACGGGACAGCCAGTTACTCTACGCTTACCTTCGCCCAAAAGGTGAAGATTGAGCAGGACAAGATAGAACTAGCTCTGGAGACCAAAAAAGCGGTTGCACGGGCCAAAAGCAACTTAGGCGTAGGGGTTGTACACCCAAGCTACGCTGGCCTCAATAAAGAGCAGGCTGTCGCAATCGAGATGAACAAAATCCTCGACGCCCAGACTAAGGCTGCGATTACTAATGAGGCCCGCCGTTCGCTCGGGCTTAAAAAACTTGCCGCCTCCACCCACACAGCTAACAACGCCTTCAGAGGGCTCGAAAGAGGCGCTGCCGGCGCGTCCGGCGCACTCTGGCTGACCTACGGCGCCATGGTGCCGATGATTGCCGCGTTCACCGCTGTGTCCACGGCGATCAAAGGTATCAAGTTAGCAGCAACCTTTGAAGATGTCACCAATTATACACAGGCTATTGCCGAGGCTACCCAGGAATCCAACATAAGCCTGTCTGGAATGCGGGATTCGCTTTTGTCCTACAAGGGGTTGACTGACGACGCTACCGTGCTGGCCGCAGCAGTAAAAGACCTGGTGAAGGCCGGGTTTGACCAACAGTCTGCTGTGGCTGACGTAGGGTTAATGTCCAAGTCGGCGGTTGTCGCCCAGGAAGATTTAAACAAAGTCACTCAGATAACCGCCGCTCAGTACAGGGCCTGGTCGGACGATATCGTTGGTTCTGAAAGAGGGTTGACCGGTCTGGCACAAGCTGCTGATATCATGGGGTTTGTTGCACAAGCGACGGCAACAGATTTTCACGGTCTGTCCGAGGGGCTGAAGCACACGGTGTCCCTTGCTGATCAATCCAACTTGTCCTTCACTGAGATGGTCGCTATCCTCGGTCACCTGTCAAACGCTGGCTTGAAAAATCAGATGGCAGGTACCGGGGTCCGTAACATGCTAGTAAGGCTGCAAACTCCCACCCCCAAGCTGACGGCGCTGTTGCGTGACCTGAATGTGGAGTTCTCTGCGTTCAACAAAGACGGCTCCCTAAAGAAGTCCATCACGATGCTTGAGGACTTTGGTGCAGCGATTGCGCCCCTCAGCGATGAGGCTCGTGTCAAGGTTATGAAAGAAGCACTCAACCTTCGCGCACTCGGCGTAGGCAGTATTGTTGCGAGGGAGATTGCCCTAAAATTTGACACCAGCAAACTTAAACAACTGATTGCTGATGCAGAGAAATCCGCGGGCTTCATTGAGAGCGTGTTTGCTAAGGTCTCCGAGAGTACGCAGAACCAATGGGAAAAATTGGGTGCCTCCGTCCACGATGAGTTGATCAAGGCGTTTGACGACACCTCGGTAAAGAGCTTTATTGCCACTATGCAGAAAGCGGTGGACGACGGCACCTTCAGGGGCTTGGTTGACGGTCTCGCGGCGGTCGCATCAGGGCTGATGTCCGTGTCCAGGTATTCAGGGGAGGTCGCTGCTACATGGGCGCTCTGGAAAGTCGGAAAGTGGGTTTCAGGCGCGGCGATCCTTACCGGGGGGATCACGTCACTCGCTGAGGCATACTTGCTCCTGAATGGGGCCGCGATTGCCGCTACTGCCGCAATGGCAAAAAATCCTATAGGGATTGCCCTTGTTGTCGGAACCGCAGCCGGGTGGAACTTAGCGAAATACATCGACGAAAAGAAAAAAGAGACACAGGCCCTCAAGGTTGCAGAACGTGACAGGCTCGAAGCCTTGACCCAAGCACCCCCTGAGTTTGCCAGTAGAGAGCTAAAGGACCAAGCCCGCCAATGGCTCTCCCCACCAACTGCCTGGAAACCAGACGAAACTAAAAGTAACCCAGGGGGTGTAACCCTTGCTGAGAACCCTCTGGCTGATTACAAATTTACCTACGACAGTATCCTGGCCGCGGAAAACGCCAAGAGTGCTGAGCAGCTGCGCAGTGCAGAAATCGCCACGGAGCTGGGCCAACTCAAGGCCAGTTTCGACGCTAAACGTAAGCTCGCAGAAGATTACTACGCCGAAGTGCGAAAGTTAGAAGCCGAACAACTCAGCTTAAAGAAAGCCACGGCCCAGGCAGAACTGAACGCGGCGAGTAGGGCAAAAGAGCTGGCTCAGGAGTCATTTGATATCGCGGCCAGTAGTGATCCTAAAAAAGCCCAGAGTGACTTAGACTCTGCGGTTGAGAATGAAAGAGACAAGCAGACGGCGCTTGCTGTGGTCCAAGAAGAGGGGAGGCGTCTGGAAACGCAGCGGGACGCTGACTCTGACTTGCGTAGAATTGCCCTTGCCGACGCCCAGTTTGCCTTGGGTAACAGCAGGCGTGCAGCCTTCTTGAGCCGAGAGTTAAAAGACACAGAGTTCTTCAGGGGGCAGGAGGCTGAACTGTTAAAGATCAGCTTTGACAATTACCTGCTTACCGAGGACCAGTATTGGCTGGCGTCCAAGAAGCTGGAAGAGGACGGGCTGAAAGCCAGGCGTGACAATCTGAAAGATCTGGCAGAGATAGCCAAAGGTGAGATGTTCAAGGCTTTTGCCGACCTTCAGCCCGACGTACCAGCGTCCGTAACCACACTGGACCAGGCAATCCAGAAGTATAACGATCTGAAGCAGGCAGTAGAGCTGGCGTCCGCTGCAGTAAAGCAGCACGAGACCATAACCGAAGAAACTTTCAGGAGCACTGCTGATTGGGTGCGAGGGGCGAAAGATGCCATGGGCAGGTACGCGAGATCCGCCCAGGACGCTGCTGCCGGCATGGATAAGGCTTTCACAAACGCCTTAAACACTCTGGAAGATTTGTTGGTGGACTTTGTGCGTACCGGAAAAATATCGTTTAGTGACCTCGCTGATTCCATTATTGCTGACCTAGCCAGAATAGTTATAAGGAAGAATATGACAGGACCTTTAGCTGATGCTGGTCCAGACTGGCTCGACATGGGCCTGAAAGCTATAGGAGGAATGATGGGTCCAAGGGCTCCAACTGACGCCACATCTGCCCTTGATGCTTTTTATACTTCTGACTTTGCAAATGGCGGCATCATGTCTTCTTTGGGTTCGCTGCCTCTAAATAAATACGACAACGGTGGCATTGCCAAGTCTCCTCAGATAGCCATGTTTGGCGAAGGCAGGATGAACGAGGCATATGTGCCTCTGCCCGATGGAAGAAGCATCCCCGTGACTATGCAAGGTGGTAGCAATAACTTGACCGTTAATATAATAGAATCACCCGGCAAGGGGGGGCAGGTGAGTCAGCGCTCTGATCAAAACGGGAATATCCTTGAAATATTTGTGGAACAGGTTAAGGGGTCTATTGCCAGGGATATAGTAAAAGGGGATGGTATGGTACCAGCCGCCATGGGGAAGACGTATGGACTCAATAGAGTAGTGGGGGCGTACTGATGGCAATTTGGCCTGCTGAATTGCCTGGTATAATGGAGGTAAGCGGGTTCGACGCCACCCCGTTAAACCAAACAATCAGGTCTGATATGGAGGTTGGCCCAGCAAGGGTTAGGCGGCGTACTGTGACTAGACTCGACAGCCTTAATGGCCAAATGACGATGACTGCGAGCGAGTTGCGTACACTGCGGGACTGGATAGACGACGGAGTAGACGGGCTGGCAGGGGGAGTGAACTGGTTCACCGGGTTAGGGCTGCTTACGGGGACAACTGAGAGTACTGTTGACTACACTCTCAGTTGTAGACTCATGGGGCCAATAAAATTTTCCGCGATTAGCGGTGTTTTATTACTGGTTCGATTTTCCTTGGAGGTGCGTGATGCCTGATTCCTCTCTCTCTTATGCGATTAAAGAAGCATATGCTTCTGCTAAGTCGGACCAGATAATCTACCATACATTAGAGGTGTATCACCCGTTATTCACTCAACCACTGCGGGTAGTAAGAGATGAGCAACTGTTGCTTAACGCCAGGCTTGAGGATACCGCACCAAATAACCCCGGAGAGCTTGTCGATTTTTTGGGCTTTCAATTTGACATAACTAAACCTGATGTCACATCCCTGGGAACTCCCAGTTGTACCTTGGTTGTAGACAACGCGAGCCAAGCTATAATTACCGAAATAGAAAAAGCCGTGGTAGGGGGAGTTCAAAATCAGATAAGGGTTATTTACCGGGAATACTTGTCAGGCAACGTAACTGTTGGCCCAGAAAATGATCCTCCTCTTGAAATGACTATGCTTTCTATTCATGCTAATGTTTTTCGAGTCGAGTGCCAGATTGGGTTCCCTAATTTGGCGAATAGAAGGTTCCCATCTCAAGAGTACACGTCAGACAGATTTCCTGGGTTGGTGCCTTGATGACTTGGTGGGCTGACTACATAGGGACTCCCTGGGTCGCGGGGGAGAGTGATTGTTGGAGCTTCACCAGAAGAGTGATGAGCGAGCAAGTTGGAATAGAGTTGCCTGTGGCGGACGTTGATGCTTGCAATAGCTTGGCGTGTGTCAGGGCGTGTGACTCTGAATTCTCTTCCAGAATCAGACAGAACTATGCCGAGGCTGCAAAGCCATACAAAGATTTTGATATAGTGTGTATGGGGCGAAATAAAAAAGTGTCTCATATCGGCCTATGGGCGGGCCGGGGGATCCTGCATTCTGTCCAAGGCGGGGGGGTTATTCATACCAACCCTATGGTCTTATCCACAATAGGGTTGCGAATCCTTTCTGTGGAAAGGAGAATAGCCTAGATGGCCAGGGTCGTTGAAGTCAGAAATACTCTCTCTCCAGTGCGCCACCACAGAGTGATTAATGCACCGGACGGTGCTCAACTTAAATCGTTATGCCCGGTTGACGAGAGTCTTCCTGTAATCATGGTGTTAAACGGCCAGCCAGTGCTTCGTGCTGACTGGCAGTATGCCTTACAGAAGGAGGATTTTTTAGTCGTTGTGATTCTTCCACAAGGCGGCGGGGGTGGGTCCAACCCGATGCGGCTTGTACTGATGTTAGCAGTCATGGTCGCAGCAGCTTATCTGGGGCCAGCAGTTGGGATAGGCGCCGCTGACGCCCTAGGACTCGATATAGCAATAGACTCCGCCTACGCCTTGGGTAGCAGTGCTATTTTGATGGCGGGGTCAGCGCTTGTAAATGTCATGCTCCCCCCCCCACGACCCACTTCGGGCCAGGCGGCACAGCAGTTAGCATCACCGTCTCCGACTTATAACATTCAGGCACAAGGGAACCTGGCAAGGCTTGGTTCGGCGATCCCTGTGCAATACGGGCGAATGCAGTGCTTCCCTGATTTTGCTTCTCTCCCATACACTGAATACGCAGGTAACGAGCAATACTTATACCAGTTGCTGTGCCTGGGCCAAGGGTATTTTGATATAGAGGGCATTTATTTTGCGGACACTTCAGTAGATAGCTTCAGTGAGATAACTACTGAGATCATTGAGCCGGGGGGAACTGTAAGTTTATTCCCGGTTAATGTCGAGACCAATGAAGAGGTGTCGGGGCAAGAACTACTTACGGACGTAATAGTTGGCCCATTTATAGCGAATGCCGCGTCAAGCGTCATAAACTATATAGGGTTTGATTTTGTTTTTCCCAGGGGACTATACCACGTTCTCGGCGATGGTACATTAGAAGAACTGTCAGTGACCATGGACATAGATGTGCGCTTAGTTGATGACTATGGGAGCCCTGCGGGGGATTGGTATCTGTTATCAACTAAGACTTATACAGCTAGAACGACGACCCCGCAGAGAGTGTCATATAAGTTTGGGGTTTCGTCAGGCAGATACGAGGCGCGTGTAACAAGGACTGACACGAAAGAGACTGACACTGACTATGGGCATGAAGCTCTTTGGGGGTCTCTGCGGGGTTATCTTCCTCAGACGCAAGAGTTCGGCAATGTAACTCTCATTGCCATGCAGGCCAAGGCGTCAAATAATCTGTCCAACGCTTTAAGCCGAAAAGTGAATGTCATCTGCACAAGAAAGCTGCCCATATGGGACGGGGAAGATTGGTCTGAGCCGACGGCTACCAGATCCATAGCCTGGGCTTTTGCTGACGCTGCCATGAACACGGAGTATGGGGGGAAGCAAGGAGGGGCTGCGATTGACCTGGACACGCTGTTGTACTTGGACAGCGTGTGGAGTGAAAGGGGAGATGAGTTTAATGGTCGGTTTGACTCTGCCCTCAGTTTGTGGGAGTCTCTGGTTAAGATTTTGTCAGTTGGGAGGGCAAAGCCTTACCAGCAAGGGGGGATGCTCAGGCTATTCCGCGACGAACAACAGGAGGGGCCAGTCCAGTTGTTTAATATGAGGAATATTATTAAGGGCAGCTTTTCAGTGGAATACCTTATGCCCGACGAGGATCGGGCAGACCACGTAGTCGTTTCATATTATGACGATATCCCCTGGCATGTGCGTACTGTGTCGTGTGCCTTACCAGGATCACAGTCAGAAGTCCCGGCAAAATTAGACATGACATTAGGCTGTACATCCAGAAATCAGGCGTTTCGGGAAGGGATGTTCTATATAGCATGCAACCGATACAGGCCAAAGGTTGTCAAGTTCCAGACTGATATGGAAGGCTATATCCCTTCTCCTGGTGATGAAATAGCTTTCGCACACGATATGATACAATGGGGGCAGACTGCTGAGTTAGTTGCCAATTCTGGCAGTGTTTATGTCGTGACAGAAGATTTGGTGTGGGGGGTCGGAAATCATTATGTTGGTTTCCGCAAGCCTGACGGGAGTCTGTCCGGGCCTTGGTTAGCCCTACCCCCATACTCAGATTTAGCACTGCTTGAGCTAAACGGCGAAGTATTGTTAGACTCAAATGGGACTATTTTGCACTGTGAGGGCGTAGAAATAGCGGGGGAGGTTTATCAGCCACAACGAACTTTTCAGTTACAACAAGAGCTAGACTTTACTCCTTGGCTGGGGGACGACGCTGAACGTACTACGATAGCTTTTGGATCCGGCGAAACTTGGCGTCAACCTCTGAAAGTGGTAAGTGTTCGCCCACGCAGTCTTAATGCTGTAGAAATAGAGGCTATCAATGATGAGCCTGCGGTGCATGTTGCTGAGGATGGACTATTTCCTCAGCCTGTAATATACAGTCAGTTACCGACTCAAAGGACTGCTCCAGTTATCAGGGGGTTATTTTTGCGGAGCAGTGCGCTGGACATAACAAAAGCGTTGTTAACATGGTCCCCTGCTCCAGGGGCTGACATATATCAAATTGAGATGGCGGAGGGGTCTGACCCGGATGACCCTTCGTTGTCTTGGACCAGGGTGGGCGAAACTACTGCCAGTAATTATGCGGTTACAGTTATCTATGGCGCGAATACAGTCATACGTGTCCGGGGTGTAGGGTTTGCAGTCGGCCCGTGGACGTCAAAATACTTTGGGGGCAGCTCTGATTTTATGTGGACGGTGGATTCTGCTTTAATGTGGGATGCTGATGATGAAACTTTAATGTGGGGATAAGTAGATGACGGCATTACCTTCTATTTCGGATTTTACAGGCGGTTCAGTAACTGAGGGCGGGTTTAAGACAGCCCTTACGGACCTTCGTGGCTTTTTGGCGAGTTTGTTGGGGACAGACGGCACAACA